CCTAGCCATTATTAACCCCCTGTAAAAAAGTCGTAAAGATCTCTTAGTGGATTGCTTCGGCTTCCTTCTCCACTTGAAGCTTCTGGATTAGCAAACAATCCTGACAACAAGCCAGTGCCTGCCGCACCCATCAGGTTAGCCTGTCCAAGACCTGCACCCAACAACGCATCAATACCAGAAGCAGTAGCCTCACCAAACAAACCTGTACCGTACAACTGTGCTTGTTGTGCTTGAGCCGCCGCAGTCTGACCGGGTGTTAAACCCTGTAGAAGCATTTGTTGTGGTAAGTAACTAGCGCCTAACGCACCCATACCTAACTGTTGTGCTTGCTGTTCTAAACCAAACCTTCCAGACATCAACCCTTGACCTGCTTGTAACGCCTGCAAAGCTCTTGCTTGCTGTGCTGCTTGTAGACCTTGTTGTTGTCCTGCTAAAGATGTACCTAGTCCAGCATACTGAGCGCCTAGTCCTGCTTGCTGTCGCTGTTCTGCTTGAGCCTGTTGCATTGCACCTAGCATAGCTCTGTTACGTGATTCTTCTTGGGCTTGCGCTAATGCAAACTGCTCAGGTGCGCCACCATACTGTGCAGTACGTAGACCTAACCGACCCTGTGCTGCAAGTCTTTCTTCTGTTGCAAGACGTTGACGCTCTTCTTCAGGACGTTGCGCTGCTCTCATACGCTCAAAGATAGCTTGTTCACGGTCTGCTGTAGGCATTCCAGCCTCTCCCATGAACTGAGTACCTAGACCAAACGCTTGTTGAGATGCTGCTCTAGTTGGATCTATTCCAAAGGCTTGCTGACCTAACTCTGCACGTCCTATATCAGCCGCTTGAATGCCTGCATCTGTTAATCCTGCGGCACCTCTAGGTGTACGGAAAAAACCACCAGAGCGTTCAAACATCTGTTGTTGAAATGCTTGCTCTTGAGGAGACAAACCTAAAGTATACTCTCCTTCTGGACCAGCCATAAACTGACCACCAGTGGCAGTAGTAACAGTATACGTTCTAAAAGCAGCTTGTCCTAACTGAGTCTCAGCAAGAGATTCACCTAAGCCTAAACCTCGCTCACCAATACCACCGAGTCTGTTGTAAGCCCCTGTTAGAAGACCAAGCCCAGCAAGACCTTGAGCGCCTCCTCCAAACAAGAAGTCACCAAACTGCTCCATAAATTCGGGATCGTCTGGAGTAACTCCCGCACTAAGAACATCAGATGGTATACCAATGTTGTATTCGTCTTCGTCCATTACTTGCTCCTAATTAAAGCGTTTTACCTATCAGCGCGAGTAGGTTAATTTCTTGTAGCGATAAAGCAAAGCCATTGATGTCAGACTCAAGACCGACAACAACAGTTGTACCACTACCGACAGCGTTCAAACTGCGTTGGTTAGTAAGTTCACCACCAGTAAACTCTGATAGTGGGTTAGAATTTTCGCCAAACTCGTTGACAGCATAAAAAGCAGGATTCTGGTTACCTACTGTAAACTCTGTTGTCCTGTAGGACGTACCAAAGTCATAGGCAAACTTCATAAATACAGTAGCACTGTTTGCACCTACCAGCGTCGGCTTGATCTTCTTAAGGATCTTAAGTCGAGAAGTGTCGCCAAATGTCAAGCTAGGACTAAAATATTTAAAGCGGTATCGTGTGCCGTTATCAGAATAACCTTTGTACTCACTAATACCGTCTGTTGTTCCTACGTACAGCGTACCATCAGTCAGTCTTTCGTAAGCTGTAAAGACAGAACCGGGCCACCGTGTTACCCTAAACGAACCATCTTCTAGAGTGCCTCGAACGTCGAAACAAAAGGTTGTGTTTTGACCAACAAATGTTAACAGATAGAAGTTTTCTTCTGGGCTGTAGATAGACCTAAAGAACTCTGTTTCTCCCTGTATCAGGCCAATGATGTCTTTTGTAATCGTACGGGATAACGTACTAATAGGCATTGACTTTTCTTGTATCGTACGTCCAAAGCTACGTAAACCCGTATGTGACAAGAAGATAACATCGGTTCCTGTCTGCTGTACTGTGTCTCTGTCAACGCAACCAACGCCTGCCACAGTATCTGACAAAGACATTGTTGCTGGTGCTTCTGCTCCTTGGTACACAACAATGCTGTGCTGTCCAAAAATAATTAACAGCCCATTGTGTGCTGCTAGTGAGACAATCTCATCATAACCGTCAGGCCATACCTTTGAAAGGTTGATGCTGCCACTTGTGCCACCTGTCCAGTTATGTCCAATCAACAGGTCAGACCAGTAGACAACAGACTTATTGTTAGTTACGTCAGCGCACCAGAGTCTACCATAAGCAGCAAGGACTTCATTAGCTTTTGGAATGTCCGATACTGCCGACGCTCCAGTTAGCGTAGACATTTTCTCTACTGCGCCTGAAGCGTTACTGTAAACTAAAGGCTCATAACCACGCTGGAAAAAGTAAATGTTGTCATTAAAGTCAACCATTTTCCAATTGTCAGAAGTGATTGTATAGCTACCGGGTGTTTCGTCTACTAACGTAGTTGTACCGCTGATAATCTTATTGTTACCAACAGAAAATATCTTGCTGTTGCCTGCGTTATCTCTAAACTCTCTGATAGCACGTAGAGTTCCAGTGCCAAGAACAGTCTTGTTTGTTGTAGTAACGTCGTAGCCCTTACGTGCAGCAATACGGCCACGCTTGTCAATGACTGCGTTGTCTGCTACTTCTGCAAACGATGGGTCTTGAGCAATAGGAGAGTCTTCGGTGTTAATACCTTTGAAGGCCGGTGCTACAAGATTAATACTGCGTAGTTCTTGTGCCATATTAGATAGTCCTAAAGATCATCTCTTCTGGATGCTTTGCTGCGTCAATAGCAATAGCGTCTGATAGGTACTTGTCAGCAATAGCAAAGTATTCAGCAGTAGAAGTACCGCCTGTTTCACCACGCTCACGAGCCAACAAAGCTAACGCAAGGTGA